GTACTGCGGCTTTGCCTGGGTTAACGTCTACGAGAAAGGCTCAACCAAACTGGGCCGCGCATTGATCAAAGCAGGCTTTAAGAAAGCCTACGGTGGCGGCCTGCAATGGTGGAACCCAAGTGGTCACGGTACCCAGAGCATGTCAGTGAAAGAAGCAGGTGCATCGGCGGCTGCAAAGATTTTGAAAGAACGACTGGGTGTCACAGCCTACGCAGGCGGTCGGGCAGATTGAACATAGACAGGGAGGCAACTCCCTGTTACAATAACACTTTTAAACAGAAAGGCAAGACATGGCAACCAAAGCATCACAGAAACCCAGCAAAGGCGCTACAGTACTAGAGTTCGACACAGATGCAATCCGTCGTACCGAAGCCGCTGTGGCTAAAGAAACAGACGAGCAGATCTACCAACGACTGGGCGAACGCTTTGAGATCCTGGACCTGATGACCAAGGCAGTCAAAGACGGACAGATCCGTGCTATGATTGTCAGTGGCCCTCCAGGTGTGGGCAAAAGCTTCGGCGTTGAGAAGGTCCTGCTAAAAAGCGAACTGTTCAACATCCTAGCAGAGAAGAAACCCAAGTTCGAAGTAGTCAAGGGTGCCATGTCCAGCATCGGACTCTACTCTAAACTCTATGAGTTTGCCGCTGAAGGCAACGTTGTGGTCTTTGACGACTGTGACTCAATCCTTATGGAAGACCTGAGCCTCAACATCCTTAAGGGTGCTTTGGACAGCGGTAGTCGCAGGTTCATCAGCTGGAACACTGACAGTCGCATCCTGCGTAGTGAAGGTATCCCAGATCGCTTTGAGTTCAAAGGTGCTGCTATCTTTATCACTAACATCAAGTTCGAACACGTACGATCAAAGAAACTACGCGATCACTTGGATGCATTGGAAAGCCGTTGCCACTACATTGATCTCCAAATGGATACCAATCGTGAGAAGATCCTACGTATCCGGCAAGTGGTCAAGCAAGGACAGATGCTGGAACGCTATGAGTTCCAACCCTGTGTAGAGGACGAACTGATTGAGTTCGTAGAACAGAATCAAGATCGTCTACGTGAACTGAGCCTGCGTATGGTGTTGAAGATCGCTGACCTACGCAAAGGCTTCCCCAACAACTGGACCGCAATGGTAAAGACCACTTGTATGAAACGCTAATGAACGAAACACTACAACGATTGGCCATAGCCACTACACTGGGCTTGGCCCTAGTGGCCATGGGCCATACCATAGACACCTGGGAGTTCTGGTGTATCTTTGCTATGATGATGTGTAGTAATCTACTACACTACCGAGACGGTGTTGAGTCCGGTGTGGCCACTGCTGTAGAGATGTGGGTGGACATGACTGAAGAACAGCGCAAGGACATGATCGAACTGGTAATCAAAGCAAGGACGGAAGACTAATGACTACATGCACATACATAGGCTCAGGCCCACGCTGTACACATCCTGCACTAGAGGGTCGTAGTTACTGCGCTGATCACTACGCTGTAGTCTACAAGGTAGGTAGCGGGCGTAAGCGTAAGAAGGACACGTTGATAGCCGCTAAGGTACGCATGGTCCAACAACTATTCTACGAGGCTTGCGATCAACTGGAGGCTGAAGGCTTTGATGTCTACGGTGATTCAGAATTGACTCAACCGGAGCAAACTTTCGATCTTGAAGATGCCTGACCGGTGGGGTGGTGGTGGGGCACCAGGTGGTGTCTCTGCCCGCAAGCCCTAGCAAGCAAGTTTGAGCAAGCGATTTTCACCCCCTAAAAAAGTCGAGTTAGACTAGATCACCAGGGGCCGAGATCTCCAACTCTCTAAAATTTTGCGCGGCAATTTTTTTGTATTGCTATATAGGTCTCGGGCTGTTATTCTGTTAAATTCATCCACACTATAATAAAGATCAAAATACAAAAGCAATACCAAGAGTGGAAAACCCATGAAACTCCAGCAGCGATCACAATAGCCGATATTGTTTGGAAAGTTAATTCTGTTTTTGATACTTGTCTAGGTATTGTAATCAATTTTGATATTGTAGGTTGATTACCTGAATATGCCGCCACCTCACTAGTACAGTAAGGGCAACGTATAGCCAAACTGTCTATAGTAGATCTACAAGCATAGCACAATGACATAGTTATGTCGTCAATTGCGCCATAACTTCTTCGTAAGTTTCGCTCACTTCCCAAGTACCGTGAGGAGGGCAAAACACATAAGTAACCATTTCGGTCAATCCATCTTCTCTAGTAGCCAAAGCGTTATGTACAGTGACCACCAGTTCGTTAGCTATAGCAATTCGATTACCTCTATGTGCTGGAGTACTATTGGTAAGACTGATAAAAGTTTTATTTGTATTGTTCATACACATAGTATACAATGTATCATTCACTGTGTATATAGTTGTTGACCTATATATACACATTTTTCCACCAATTTAGATAAGTACGTGTATTATGTCATTACACACCATCAATTCATTATCAGATCCATTATTAGTCTTAATAAAGGATGATCCAGTACGTCCGGAAATTAGTGCTGATTTTCGGGTCAGTGAAGTCAGTGAAATCATAGTTGCCAGTGATGAGTATGGTAAGCCCACAGCAGTAGTATGTGTATTATATAGAGACGCAGTGCCCAGAAGTCGAGAAGAGTTATTAGAGTTTGCATCGTATAAGCCCAGTGTAGCAGTGTTCTACACCATATGGAGTTATCAACAAGGAGCAGGCAGGAAGTTAATAGTTGCGGCAAAACGGCACATAGAGAGTAGTAGGAGTTATATAAAGAAGTATGTAACATTAAGTCCACCCACTGAGATGGCTCGAGTATTTCATTTACGTAATGGTGCCAGCGTATTAAACGTCAATGAGGACAGTGTAAATTACAGTTATGAATAATCAACAAGTAAAGTATAGTGTATATTTTCCAGCGGGGGCCAGTGGTAGATTTATAATGACCATCTTAGATGGTTTATTAAGAGATCCGATAGAAATCAAATACACACATAATTCAGCACATGATTTTCAAAGTTGTAATCCAAATCGTTTTTATTATTTTGTTGAAGGGATTGCCACCTGGCATGATTTTCCCAAAAATTTTTCTCCTGACACCAAATACATCATAATCAGTTATAATTCCAGTTTATTAAAAGAAATAGCCAGAAATATGATGTACAAAAACATCATATACAATGTTCAAAATATTGAAAAGAAAAGAAAAAATTTAAAAAACTATCTAAACAATAAAAATATAGATTATTCAAATTGGGACATAGAACGATATGAAAATAATGCACTAAAGATATTTCGTGATTTATATCAAGAGGCTACAGGCATCAAGTGGGTTAAAAACTCAACAGATGATCTTACAGTAGATGAACAACAAGCAATGGAAGAGCAGATGTACGAATGGATGTTAAATGATCCAAAAGTTAATGCATTTTTAGATCCAATACAGATCACTGCTAAAAACTTATTAGTTATTGAGTATGGTGATATATTTCGAGCAACTGGCAGTGATTCATGGATTGCATTAGATCAATTAGTAAAGTATGCTCAAGTTAAAGATGTAAATCCAATAGTGTTAAGTAATTATAGGCAATATGTAAGTCAGCGTAATCAAGCAGTAGAACATCATGAGCAAGTTTCAATATAGTGTTCATTTTTTACCAGGTTCTTGTGGTAGATTCATAATGACCATATTATATGGATTACTAGTAGACCCTGCACCTGTTGAATATAGTAACAATTCGGCTCATGATTTTCAAAATAACAATCCAGGAAGTTTTTTTTATTATACTGGTTCAAAGTATCGCAGTTGGCATCAATTGCCTGAAGTAATTCGGCCCGAAATAAAGTATATAATAATAGTCATCAATGCTGATGATTTAGAAGAAATTGCCTACAATAATTTTCAAAAGAATATTGTGGATGACTTTAGAGTTGGAGAGCAGAAAATTCTAAATTTACACAAATATGTAGACCAGCAATCAATAGATTATAGAGATTGGCCCTGGGATAAATTCACCAGTGGTGCAGAAGATAAGTTCAAGGGCATATATCTAGAGGCCATAGGTTTTGATTGGTTAAAAGGTTCAATCGACAATATCAGTGGTGAAGAAAGTCGCCGTATGGTAGCACTTACACACAAATGGATGTTAAATGATCCAAATTATTGGAAGTTTATCAATTATAATAGAACATCCACCCCCAATCAACTAGTAATCAATTACAGTGACATATACACCCCTATAGGGGTAGATTCGTGGCTAGTATTGGATCAACTGATTGAATATACTCAAGTTAGCCATGTAGATCCACAGGTTAGAGATAATTATAAGAGATATGTAGATCAGCGTAATAAGGCAATGGAATCAATAATATGACCAATACAATATATTTAGACATGGATGGAGTAGTAGCGGATTGGCGGGCCAACGCTGTACGTGTAATAGGATATGATTGTTTTGATCCAAAACAAAGATATAATGCTGTTGATTGGGACAAGTTACGTAGTGATCCACATATATTTTTAAACTTACCCCTAATGTCCCGTGCTAATGAATTAGTGGATATAGCGCGAGAGTATAGAGACCGATTAGGTTGGGAGTTATTATTTTTAACGGCTATACCCCATAACAATGATGTGCCCTGGACGTTCTATGATAAGATCGAGTGGGTTAAAAAGTATTTTCCCGATATAGCAGTGCATTTTGGTCCCTATAGTGAGGACAAATATAAGCATTGTCAGCCCAATGATATATTAGTTGATGACAGGGTGGATAATTGTGATTCGTGGTCTGCTGCCGGTGGATTAGCCTTCAAAGTGGGATTAACCTTGGATGTTACTATAGAGCAATTGCAATTGGATCTACAGGCTAGGATAGATCATGCTATGAATACACGTAGACTTATAGTTGAACTATTATAGTGGGTTTTAATAGCCTAGAATAATTTTTTTGCGCTTTCGCTTCGCGAGGTAAGCGTCTTCAATCTATCTCACGCTCAAATTATGATCATGTGCTTGATCTATATAATTTTGTAGATTACGAATAAGATCACTGTTACGTAGTGTTTTATATACTAGATTAGCCGTAGAATATTCTCCGCCTGATTTGAGGCCTAAATGACGGAATTTACGTAATAAATTCATAGTTTTTTTAGCAGTTTCGACATTATTTGACTCTAAACTGTAGCCTATCACAGTGGACCATATATGTGACATACGTTCTATTTCGTTAACATCAAAGGGTCCGATATCTTTTTTTGGATGAGTAATCCAAGTTCTTTTCATCACACTATAAGCGGCACTAACAGCGGGATGATCCAGATCTTCCACATATAGTTCTACGGGTATGCCTTTAACTGTAACATCGTATTTGGCTTTGTATAGTAATCGTTTAGCATCAAACAGTTCAGCGGCTTCTCTATCGCAAGTAACAGAGGAATAATCTGCTATAAGATGCAGATCCAAATCGCTATGTTCTGTATAGTAGTAACTGACCTGTCCACCAGTAACACGTACATCTACCACATCAAATGGTACGCCAATAAATTTCTTAAAGTCTTTAGCCACTTTAATCAAGGCTGATTCAATCTCGGGTTGTAGTTGATCACCTTTCCACAATTTAGTGTTTAGTGTTTGATGTGGTTCAAATCCCAATTTAAAGTCAAGTATAGTCATAACAAGTTATTTATCAGTTAAATATCTGTATGATTGAGCAAAATTACAAAGGGCATTTGTTAGCGGCCCATCCTAAAAGAATGGAGTCTACATTGCGTAGGGGTTCTATATTAGTTATAGATCACGACAGTTCGGGTGCTATTGGACTACAGGTCAACAAGCCTTATTCAGATGCTATAACATTTAATACTGTCATGAAGAATGTGGGATTACAAGCGGATAATGATCAAGCGTTATATAATGGGGGACACGAAAGCACCAACCGTATACACGTCATACACACATTAGATTGGTTCAGTCCCACAACAAATAAGATAACGGATCAAATTGGAATCAGTAGTGATATATCAGTATTAACAGCCATTAGTAAGAATGAAGGTCCTACTTATTTTAGGGCAGTAGCGGGATTCACACGTTGGTTGCCCGGGCATATAGAGGGTGAAATATTAGGTGAAGATCCGTGGACCATTAATCATAGTTGGAGTTTTATTCCTGCCAGTCCTGAGATAGTATTTGGGTTAACTGAAGTGGATCAGTGGCATAGGATCATTGCCGATTCAAGCAAACAGCAAATATCTAGTTGGTTTTAATTTCTAGATTCCACTGATCAAATGTATCCCGCAAAATTGTATAAGCGGGATACATTTGATGTAATTCAATCTGGGCTTTATGATATCTGTCAAAATTAATTTTCATAGCAGATGTAATGGGTTTACCCACCACTTTTGAAATTATTTCTAAAACTTTTGGACTACCAAACATGATTTCTTTAATTGTTAGTTCTTCGTAACTTATTTCTTTTTTAAGTTCTGTAAATTGATTTTTTTTATTAATTAGATCATCTCTATTATTATATGTTTTTAACGTTGTTTCTTTAAGTATATGCACTATATTGTCTGTAGACATATCTTTCCATATGGGCATTTCAATCGAGTCTTGTTGTTTATCAATTACATTATTTTTTACCAGTCTTTGATAATGTTCAAATAGTCCATAATCTTTATTATATGGTTCTATATATTGATTCTTATAAAAATGATTATATTCGGAAAGAGCCACATCAAGTATATTTTCTACAACTACTCTAATCATGCTAAAATTTTTTGGATCTCTATTATATATACGTTTTATATGGTCGGGGTTTCCGCCGTGAATAATAATAAAATCATAATCACTATTCTTTTTTAATTGTTGCTGATCAGAGGTTTCTTTAGCATTTTCTATATTTTCATTAATCCATTCACCTAAAAATGTATGTGCATGACCTTGTGGGTAATCTAGAATTTTGTCTGTCTGAGTTTCGCAACATAATATAAGTTCTTGTATAAAATGACCGCCTGCTCCTCCCCAGAATTTTACCACATATGTTTTCACTATGTTAGTCCTTTTCGCTATTTAAAGAACTAAGCATACTGCGGATGTCGCCGGCTACCTTAATAGGAGTTCGATTAGGTTTATCGATACTCCACCCTTCAGCAGGTGTAGGCCTTTCCCATTTAACTGGTTCTTCAGTTGAAGTAGATACTGTACTAGTACGTTTAAACCCATTCATCATAGAACTACCACCGCTAGCATTAGATTGTCCACCGCCCTGACTAAAACTAATACTATCGCTATCTTCACCTAGATCAGTAATGCGTAGGGTATCAACATTAAACTCCAAGTCAACTTTCTGTCCAACACCGCTTGAACTACGTGTCTTCATAAACTGTATTTGATAACGTCCACGTTCTTTCATTGCTCTACTTGTAAAGATGCCGATCACATTATCCGCTGTCATGATCTTACTAAGTCCCCCTGAGATATGACTATGATCAAACTCAATTTCTTCAACAGCACTACGATTCAATTGACTAGCAGTAACAGTAATACATTGTGTTTCCATTGCTAGATTGCGAATCTCTTCACTTACATATTTGTCTTTAACAAACAAATCACTTGGACTAACTTTAACTGATAATGGCATCATCAAGTCCAAATAGTCAATTAAGATAACGTCAGGTTTACATCCTTTCTTAACCTGATATTCTTTTAGATATGCCCTAATGTCATTACAGTTCTTACCACTGGGCATATATTTGATTTGCAAGTTACCAGATTTTTTTCCTAGTATTTTTACTTTAAGTTCAACCTCGTCAAGGCTTTTAAAGATCTCTCTAGTACCAATACCTGTCATCATGCTATCTATACGCATTGATACTAATCCTTCTGCCAATTCGAAAGTTAGATACAATACATTAAGACCTTGTTGTGCCCAGTTCACGCCTAAATTTGCAAGAAACAAACTTTTACCACCACCTGATCCTGCACAGAAGATGTTGAGTTCACCTCTATTGAATCCACCATACAACTTGCGATCAATGCTGGGCCAACCTGTGGATATTTGACCATTACCGTCTTTAAGTTTAGTAAGTCGTGCTCTTGGATCTTCAAAGTAATCTGTACCCATATCCTTGTTCAGTGATATCTGTATAGCGTCTTTGATCAGTTTCTCAACTGGTCCATAGTCA